AACAGTTAGAGTCAAGAGGTACAATCACCGCTTCCGATTTTTCTGCGAAACTACTTCGTAGCTTGGCTGATCTGCGTTTACCGCTTTGCGGCTTCTTGGCTAGTCTGAGGTAGCTAAATATACACATGGAGAGCATAGATGGCATTAGGTAAAGACTTAGTAGAACGTATAGAACGAGATGTAGCTGGTGTATATCTAAATGGTGTACAAGGACTTAGTATGTTGGAGTTCGGAGATCAGATCATCAAGTACACACAACAGAGTGGCAAACTCTATTGGCAGGGTCGTGGCTTTGCACATACTAGTGTTGACATCAATGCTCAGCGTGGTAGCATACCCAAAGACCTTAGTGTGTTTGCAGACTTTGAAGCATGGCACAACACCTTTGATGTGGTCTACAACGCAGGTACTACAGAACATGTAGAACCATATGATGCACAGTACACTAGTTTTCGCATAGCAGATCACTGCGTCAAGCCAGGTGGAGTAATGATACATGCTGTGCCCTGTGTGGAGAGATTGGATACGCTGGGCATATTCCGTGAGCATTGCCACTACTACTACAGTCATGCATTCTTTGATACACTGATAAACAAAAGTGGATACCAGTTGATTGATCGAGGTTACACACAACAAAATCTGTTGTACTATGCATTTCGTAAAACACACAACAGCGTGTTCATGGACAACCGAGATCTATTCCTTGCAAACATAGCTGTACGACACACCAGTCCCAAAGGTGCTCTCAGTCTACGCATTGCTAGACTACAGGACAACAACTACCTCTATCAAGAAAGTGCTGAACGACTAGAAGCCAAACGCCTCAAAGAACAAGCCAATCAACTGGCTGAACGCAACCGCAAGCGAGTCAAGAACCCTCAAACTACTATGATTGTTGAGAACAATAGACAGCGTCTTAAAAGTAATTAAACACCTATATAAAGCACTTTAATCACTGTCGTAATACATTGTACCACTTTTCACCTTAACTACAATTTAAGAGCCATATAGGGGTGTTTTTCATATGATTAAGACGTCTGTCGTGGTGGGGGATTTAAACGTACGAGTTGGTTATTTAGGTATTGTGTTGCCAGGTGCTCGTGCCATTTCAACAAGCTCAGCACACAATCCTGAGTGTGAGAGTTTGTCTCGATGTGTGAGGAACTTACGATCAAATCCTGATTCAAGATCCAAAGGCTTACCTTCATCTAGACTCACTACTAGTTTACGTGCAAACACTGAATGATTTGCTTGTGTCATATGATTGGCTCTAGTATCAATTGATTGATTGTACCACAGTTGCATTTCATTTTCGTTTGTAAACTCTCCGTCACATACACTAAAGGTCATGTTACCGTGTACAGGCGTAAGGTCAGTCCATGTGATACTGCTCATAAAACTTGGAATCAATAACAAGCGTAGTTCGCCTTCGATTGTTTGTACACGTATACTGTCAATCATCTGTTCCATACGCAGTTGATCAATATCATCACGCTGTAGGTGTAACCAGTAGTCCATAATAGCACGATACTTTTCAGGCTCTGCTCGTTCTAGTTCTTTTGCATCTTGTGTGTCTACAATACTAGCAAGGTTACTAAGGTGTGGTCGATCTTCAAAGAACCACTGTCTAGTATTTTCTGTAGTAAAGAATATTACAATGTCGCCCGGCTTTTGTTTGTTATCGCGTAACTGCATTGCACTCCATTCGTTTGATGCTCCTGCACATGCTTGGTTAACAACTCGGTCTACATCTAACAACACCGCCACTTGTCTTTGCCAACCCCAATCTACTTTCCAGTCCACAGCAAAGCTATCGCCGTATATCCATAATGTTCTACCGTTTTGTTCTCTATCCAAAATTTATCTCCGCTGACACTTGATCCATGCCTTGTTCTTTACACTTGACAATCCATTCGCCAGTGTCTGATATAATACCGCTGGGTGCTTGTACATGTTGTACTGGTACACCGTTCATGTCTGTGCATGTTCCACTTACTACAATGTGCATGTTATAGCTCTTGGCCATAATGCGTAGCATACTTTCGTGGAAGTTATACACAACTTCATCTCTTTTATCCATTGTACAGTTAGCACTTACGAACACAATGTTGCAACCCATCTCTCTTAGTGTACGCCAATAGTATGGGTTACCGTTTGGACTTGCTAAAGGATATGCCCAAGCATCGTTACATATAAGAGCTCCTGCTCGAACGTTGGGTGCAAGGTCAATTGTTTCTAGTTTAACTCCGGGTACATAGAAATGATACTCGCCCATAAACTCTGGGCCATGTGTTAGTAACTGTTTAGCATAGTACTTTTGAAAGTTACCCTCTTTGTAAAAACGTATTTCGTTATAGGGTAGCTTGTCTTGTTCAATGTGTCCTGTGCCTAGTGCTAGGTTGCGTCTATTCTCTTTGAGATAGTTTTCTAGTTTCTGTACATAGTTGTTGTATTCATCTTTTGTTTCTTGTGTAGCGTTGTGTACAGGGCCTTCGCAGTATCCGCTAAGACTACCTTCGGGTGTTAGTACCCAATCACTGTCTTTGGTATTCTCTAGTACGTCATGTATGCACTCATAGTTTTCTTTTACTTGTTTGAATACAGGTTGTTGGCTTGCTGTAAATATCATTTAAACTTCTTCTTCTTGTGAAACATTCTAGCATAAGCATTGCCCAACCAAAACTTTAAGCCTGTGTCTCTGTTGTCTGAAGCTGGATCATATTCAACCTCCATGTTCCAATCTTCTCGTTTGAAAGGTATTACTTGTACTAGTGGTGCCCCAGGCTCAATCACCACACGGTCTTTGTGTACTTGTCCTGGCCAGTTGTTCCAAGGTACATCAATTACATCTGTATCAACAATAGCAGGAAACACAGTAAAACGATCTTCCATGTTGTAAAAAGGTTGCATAATAAGACATGAATATCCTGGTGGTGTTTCTATACGCCACGGTACACTAAAGGTTACATAGTCTTGCTTCTCGCCTTTGTGTGCTACAGGACATTGTGAATAGTCATGCCCTTCTTGTGGATCTTGTCTATCCCATGCCATAGGATACCTACGCATAAACTTTTTAACGTCAGGGTGTCCTTCTTTATCAGCCCGTACTATTTCTTGTTCAACAGGGTTATAAATCATATACCCACTTGTGATTAGATCATACACTGGCATACATTTTTTGATAGTGGGCCAACTGTTGTGAGCTTCACCTAACCAACCCCCTAGGTTATTATACCAATCGGGTCTTGCCTTACTCATAGGAGTAGGCGGAAAGTATTTCTCTACGTGTGGGTCACCTGTGATAAATTTAATCTTCATTAGTCATTGCTTCCAAGGTTATTAATAAAAGATCTAAGTTTAGTTGAATCAACATCCGCTTTAACTTTCTTAACTGTTTCACCGTCTCCTGGATCTGCATTTAGATCAGGTTGTTGTGTGTTCTGACGTCTAAGATTACTTACAATACTGTTAGTGTTTTGGCCACCACTACTTGTGTATCCACTTGTATTTCCGCTATCATCGTCATCTTCATCTAAGTCCATGATACGTAATGTGTTAATATCAAATCCTAGATCGATCTTTTGTCCTACTCCGCCACTGTTACGTGTCTTCATTAACTGTAACTGATAACGTCCACGTTCACGCATTGCTCTACTTGTAAAGATACCAAACACGTTGTCTGCTGTTTGTATCTTACTAAGTCCACCTGATATGTGCGAGTGATCAAATTCTATTTCTTCCACTGCACCACGGTTCAACTGTGCGGCTGTAACAAATACACAGTTTAATTCCATTGCTAAGTTACGTAACTCTTCTGATACGTACTTGTCTTTGATGTACAAGTTCTCTGCACTTACCTTTGCACCGTTGGGCATAAGCAAATCTAAATAGTCTAACAGTAGTACGTCTACTTTCTTGCCTGTTTTAATTTCATACTCTTTAATATAACTTCTTATATCATTAGGTGTCTTGCCTGAAGGCATATACTTAACTTGGAATGCACCTGACTTCTTGCCAATCATCTTGACTTTCATTTCAACATCGTCAATGTTCTTAAACACATCGCGACTTGGTACATCTGTTATCATACTATCAACACGCATACTAACTAAGTTTTCACTAAGCTCTAATGTTAGATACAAAACGTTCATACCTTGTAATGCCCAGTTAACTCCTAGGTTAGCTAAGAATAAACTCTTACCTGCACCTGATCCACCTGCAAATATATTAAGCTCGCCTCTGTTGAATCCACCAAATAGTTTCTTATCAATAGCGGCCCAGCCTGTGCTTACTTGTCCGTTATTACTTTTAATTGCTTCTAGTCTAGCTCTTGGATCGTTAAAGTAATCTGTACCTAAGTCTTTTTGTAAACCAATTTGCACAGCCTTCTTAACTAGATCTTCTACTGGACCATACTCACCTTTTTCAAGTAAGTCTGCACTTTTAAGTATTGCGGCTTCTAGTGCTTTGTGTCTACTAAATGTTTCAAACTCTGCAAGTAACCAATCATAGTGTTCTTCTTTTAGATCACCTGGATTTTTTAAATCTATTTTAGTTGCCGCATTAATCATTTCAAATGTAGGCAATGCATTATGCTCACTAACGTATGTGTTTAAGAATGCCGCACTAGCTTCTAAGCGTCTGTCGAATGCACTAGGATCAAATACAGCCTGACACCTAACAAAAGACTCTGCATCTGTTAGCATCATCTCTAAATATAGTTTTTGTATGTCGTATCCGTAATCTGTATTCTGTCTAGTCTTGTCCATTAATTGCCTTCTCTAAGTCTTTTAGTATATCTATATATTGATTTACCACTATTATTTTTTCCGCATCTGGAATGTCACTGCCAACAACTTCCATCATTTTAGGAAATTCTTTTGTAAGTCTCTTGTTTATTATAGCTTCTGATACCACTGTTTGTCAAGTCCTACTTTGGTTTTTGTTTTAGCTAATACAGCACCTATACAAGATCCAGGGTCTCCCGGGTTCTGTGGCACATATACGCTTTTCCATTTACGTCTTATTTTATCTACTGCATCTTTATTAAGTGCTCCACCACCTGCTAATGCAAGGTGCTTAGAGCCAGTTCTTTTCTTAGCCCACTCTGTAACGTGTTTAACAGAAAGTTCAAATACTTTTTGTACTGCGGCCGCTAAGTCGTTTAGTTGTTGCTCTGATGTAATATCAGGTGCCCACCACATACATCCTCTATGTAAATTTTCTCTGCAATGTATAGCTGGATCGTTACCTAATACGTGTAACAGTTCTTTTAAAATCCTTTTGCTGTAGATCTTATGATTACCTTTAGCGGCCATCTGTGCTACAAGATATTCATCACGGTTAGGTACAAGTCCAAGTCGTTGTGTCATAGCACTATAGAACAAACCTAAACTATGTGGATAGCTTTGGCTGTATATCTTTTTAAGTTTATTGTTCATACCATGCCATACTGTTAGTGTTTCAAACTCACCTATTGAATCTAAACACACTACTGCACAATCATCTTCTGGCTGTGTATAATAAGCATATGCCGCATGTGATAAATGATGTTGTGTATATTCAATCTTACAATTAATGCCCCATCGTTTTAGATATTTTCGTATATCATTTTCTTCGCGTAACCAACCTTGTCCTGCTCTCCACTGTCGAAGTGTTTTAAGGAACGGACGTTCATACCATATAACTTTTTGTGGAGGACCAAAACTTTGTCTAGCTACTTCCAGCTGTGTCCAATTAAAGTCTGGATCGTTAGGAACCTTACTAAAGTCTTTTGAAAGACTTGCCCATAACAATTCGTCATCGTCAAAGACTGCTAAACTAGCATCGTGACTGTTGCCTACCATTCCCCATTTAATCATTATATTTTGTCCATAGTTTATGTAACACGTAAAACCAAACTCCGTTAATTGCAGGTTCAACTAATGCAACTGATCCTGCTTCAAATAGACTTGCTCCTGTCATTACACTTACTACTGACATAGCAATAACTATATGTCCCATAGTATAGATTAAGGCTAGTGTAAGACTATTGTTTTTAAATATGCTTCCTATGCCTTTTGTAAATTCAGTCATCTATTATCTACTCCTTATTTGTATATAAACGGATCTCTCTTTTTAAGTTCTTCTATCTTTTTCTTCATTGCACGTTTGCGTTTCCAATCAGCAATTACTTTTTTAAACCACTTAACCATTTTTTACTCCTTAATCTAATCTTTAATTCATTAGACTCTGCGTTGTTAACGATACTATAGAGTGTATACAGTCTGCCATACTTTGCAACTGCATCACCAATGTCGTTAATGTCATCAGACCATTCTGGTAAACTAACTGACCATCCAAGCTCAATTGCTTGATCTATTAATTTAGAACCTGCTTCGTCTCTGTCAGGAACTACAATAATTTGCTTGTCTACTTTATTAATTAGCATAGCTTGTTGATCTTTAATCTCCGATCCGAGAAGTGCTACACCATCAATATGTATAGCATCCATAGGTCCTTCACACACTATACAAAATACTTTGTTATATCCTTGTTCATCTAATCCGTATACAAAGCCAGGTTGTTGTTCGCTCATGTACTTTGGTTGTTTATCAGCTTGTACTGTTCTAGCAGTCCAACCTACAATACGTTTTTCATAATAAAAAGGAATGATCAAACGATCTCTATATCCTAAACTAGGAGACCAATAATAATCAGTGTCGTCTAAATTAAGTCCTCGTACTGACATATATTCAAGTATAGACATACTGTACTTGCTGAAGTCTGTTATGTCTGCAATCTTAACAGCATCATCTGGCAATGGTACTGTGTTAAACTTAGGTAACTCAACTAGTTGTTGTGTTATTGTAAAGCCTTCGTTCTCTTGCATAACAGTTAACGCAAGTTTGTTAATGATATCATCTGGAGTGTTTAGCCATTGCAATAGTTTACGCATCTTACCACTAAGGTTACGTCCTTGTTGCCAGCTTGCTTTGAACCCACAATTAAAACAATGATAACTAACACCGTCATCTGCATTGGATATTAGTCCGCCACGTTGTCGTTTGTCTGCACTGTCACCGTTGTGTATACAACAGGGTGCATTAAACGAGGTCCACCCACTAGGGGTTGTTTTACGTTTTGCAGGTAAGTATTGTATCAGTGTATCATAGACTATGCTCATAGTAATAGTATACTATCTTTTGCATCCTATGTCAAGTATTATTTTACCAATTTAAACAAAATAAATTCGTCTGCATTTTCTGGCTTAATTGTAATAGCAGGGTCACCTGAAGGTGCTTGCTTGCCTACATATGTCCACTTGTATCCTTGTGCAATTTGTTCGTTACTTCTTTCGATAAATTCTGCATTTGAATGTGAGGCCATAGCCAGAAAGATGACAGCAATTAGATTTTCCATTGATTGTACCCTTCTAGTTTCTAACTAAGATCTTATCTATAGTTCCTACGTTTCCAGAATCGTTTGCCTTTACAAATCTTATATTGCTAAAGACACCGTTAAAGTTTACGTAGTGTGGCGCACTTGGATTTGATAATGTTTCAGTTGAAATATCAAACCAGCTAGTGCTTGTGTTATCACCTAAAGTTCCTTGTACCTTAATAGTACCAGCGAACCCAGTTGAGTATATTGCCGCCGTGTGCAATGCTTCGTTGCTGTTAATTTGTGGTTCAGCGTCTACTACTGAACTAATATTATCAAGAAATGTTTGTACTAGTTTTGAATCAATAGCACCTGGAAAAGCAGATCCTATTAGTTCAATTGTTCCTGATGATCCAAATTGTGAATCAGCATATGTTAGTGTGTTAGTATTATCTGAAGTCTTAGTAAGGTATACAACATAACTCATGTACTGTCCGTTGATATTTAATGTATCACCGTCTGCTATATTGATTGTAAACTGTCCTTTGTAATTAGGTGTACTAGTTTCTTTAATAGTTCCCATATAACGCTTGAGCATTACTTTGTCTTCTGTAAAAACTTCTACATACGGTGTGTATGTATTAAGTATTGATACAGGCTTATGATCGCTGTTTTTGATTGTAAAGGTGATGACATTGTCTATCCCTTTAGATACTTTTATATTTTTCTGGTACACTTTCCTATACTCCACGTTGCCGGCAAAGCCATCTAAGACTACCACCGATTGATTAGTTGCTAAATATCTTGTAACTAGTTGCATAATAATTTTATCCTAAACACTAGTTGTATTTATTGGATTATGTTGAGAAAAGATATAGAAGAAAAGTTTCCGTTTTTAAGCGTTGTTACATATGGTGGCAACGAGTACATCGGTATTATAAACAATCAAGATGCTTTCATTACAAGCATGTACATCTACACGAATTTGCGGTCTGACGTTGATAAAGCTAAGTTTGTAGAACTAGGCGAAGACTGGTGGTGGGAATCAAATAGAATGATTCCTATTAACATATTTTTAAACAAAGATATGGAACAGTTTAAATATATAATGATGACTATGAATAGTAAAGATGTTAAAGTAACCTTAGGGCCTACAGTTAATTTGAATAAGTTATCTGTAAAAAGAGTAAAGCGTAAAAGCGTACAGCTACTTAAAAGACCTTCTAAGTAATACTATTCTTATATTGTAGATAAGTGAAGTAATCAATTACTACTAACTGTAGTAAAAATCCTAACGGCGTAAGTATTGTACCAAATAATACTACCGGAACTAGTATTGTCCAAAACATAATTCTCCAAAGGTATGATCCTACTAATTTTCTAGGCCAAGCCCATGTTAGCCAAGGGCCAACGTCTTCTGGTTTCTTTTTAGGTCGATAGTCTTCAAACTCATAACGCATTTAGATCCTCACAGATTAAGTTCATGTGTACCACAACTGCTACAGCGTAACTGACAGCATGTGCCTTTTTAAAGAAGTATCCTTCTTTAGGTTTAACCCAAACTTGATCCATAATAGTATTCCAATCACTATCTTGTAAGTGTCTCTTTGCTGGACGTATGATAGCTAATACAGCGGCCAGTTGTGGGATATTCTTTGGCTTTAGTTTTTTGATTAGTTCGTGATGACCTGATACATGAAATACTAGATCGCAAAAGTCCTTTGTTTCTAATAGTTCCCATATTGGTTCCTTGTTCATTAGTTGTCGTAAGTGTTCTTCGTTGCTTACCTTATCGTATATGCTTACGTTAAGAAAGTCTAGTTTAAAGTATCCTCGTTCTTCTGCATCTTTATAGTTGATAGTTGATAATTCGTTAAACGGATTGTGTGGAACTTCAGTCACATACACACCAGTGTTATGTTTCTTACCAGTAGGCAATTTTGCTACTCGATGTTTTATTTTAGATAAAACAATACCTCTATCCGCAAAGTCAATATCAATATCAGGCATTTATACTGTCCAACTCTTTAGTTGTTCTTTAGTAGGTTTCATATCATCTACCTTTTCAATCTTGCCACCTTTAGCTAAAAACTTTGCCATACGCTCGTCAAGTTGTTTTTGTAATTCTTGAGGTGACGGAGTTGTGTAATCTTTTGTGTCTTTCTTTTCTCTAATCATAGTTTTCTCCAACTGTTAGATTGGCCTTCTTTAGGAGTTTGTCCAATGTACTCTTCTCCTGTTTCTTGATCAATAAGTTTCCACTTCATAGGCGCTTTTGTTTTTACTATAAGCTCAACTGCTTCATCAAGCTCGTATACTGTTACACCATTCTTAAGTTTTCTTTTCTTCTGCATTGGCTACAGCTTCTCTCCATATTTTGGGCGACACATGTTCGTTCATGCTTATACCATCTAAATGATCTAACTCATGCATAAAGCAACGTGCTTGATATCCAAAAAGTTCATCACCGTACTCTTTGCCGTCAACACCTTTCCACTTAGCTTTAATACGCGATGGGCGTTTAATTTGTAAGGTAATACCCGGAAAACTTAGACACCCTTCCCACATATCAATTTCAGGTTCATCTTCAACTATTTCGTATGACGGATGTAATGCTAATACGTTTCTTTCATAGTCATTATTTGCTTGGTTGTTTTGAAACACAAAACATCTTGCGTCCATAATGCCTACTTGATTTGCAGATAGCCCAATGCCTCTGTTCTGTTTCATCACTGCAATCATTGAGGCTCTTAGTTCTTTAGCATCGTACTGTGGATTATCAAAATCCCATTCTTTAGTAACTGCTGTATCTAATCTCTCGTCTGGTGCTATAACAAGTTCTAGTTCCATATGTATAATCTCCTATTGTTTATCTTTGTAAAAGTAATCAACTACAAATACTCTTTTGTTATGTCTTACTGGATATGATCCATGTAATACTGTGCTTTTTAATATTAGTACATCACCTATATTAGGCTTATAACATAAATCGTGTGTGTTACCTTCGCCGTCATATAGATATGCAAATGTTGCTCCATGAGATGTTGATTCGTCGTCATCAGGCTCAGTTAAGTAACACACTGCACTAAGTTTCTTTACAGTTTGATCACTATGTCTGTGCGCCTTTTGCCAACCACCTTTTCTGTACTCTACAGTCCACAAAGCACATAACTCTGTTAGCTCTATATTTAACCCAACTTCGTCAATCTTAGACTGTAAAAATGGCTTATACTTCCATTCGTTTAAGTAGGCTTGTGGATGAATATTCCACTGCTTTCCTCTATATGTACTTGTTTGATCACTTACATCTTCACGTGTTTCTGCAGGGAAAACTTTCTTATCCCAGTGATAATCAAACTCTTCACTGTCGTTATAATGAGTTTCAATAATCCACTGATGCTCGTTACCTAATAGATGTGTGTTCATAATTTACTTTCCTTTGCTACTTCTTTTACTATTTCAACATCTGCAGGAACTCTTCTAAAACGTAAAGCCCAATGTTTTGGTTCTATAACTGTATACACTATTTCTAATTGTTCGTCAGTAAACTTACTAAGCATTTCTTTTCCACTAGGACAATTTAATACTAACCAAGGACTTATCTTTCCGTCTTTAATATCCCTTGTTACTCTGTTCAGACTACAATATCTAAAGTAGTCATTCCAAGGAGCCTCAACTTCAGTAGCCCAATCCATCATAGTTTGTATAGATCTTTCAACTGCTGTTTCCATACTTTCTTTAAGTACTAATTCTGTTGCATACTGTTCGTACAATGCATCACGACACCAGTGGTCTAGTTTAACACCCGACGTTACTACATAGTCAACATATTTCTCTGGATACAATGGACGTACATTGCTAACAAAACTTCCAAACTTAACAAAAGCATTGTAGTACGGACTTGCACAAAAGTCTTCGTATGTTTTTTCTTTTTTAGTACCTGCACTTAGTTTATAAAAACGTGTAAATGCATAGTATCCTGTTTGCACACGCTTCTCATCTTTTTGTAATCTACGCCTTTTCTTTTCGCACATATGAACTGACAGCGTTTTTTCTTTTGTAAAAGAAGATCCGCAGTATTCACAAGTATAAGGTTTTACTGTAGACATCTTTTTAAATAGCCCGCCTGTTTTCTTTTGTGGAGCTAAAAACTCTATCATCGTCTAGTGTCTCCTTCAGTTCTGCTAACTTATCAATTAGCTCTTGAACAGTATTTAGGTCTTGCTCGACCTCAGTATCAATTTCTAATTCTATTTTAATCTTCATTGAGATCTCCGTCCGTCAAATACACAAACAAAATACAAATCTTCGTGCATGCCTGCATGTACACGATGGAATACTCCATCTTCAATTAGTACAACATCACCAGGTTGAACTTTGATTGTATCATCGTCAAGTTCCATTTTACCTGTGCCTTCAATAAAGTAATATACTTCTTCTTGGCCTTCATGCTTGTGTCCTGTTGTTGCTTTGCGTTGCTTTAACCGTGTACTACTTACTACTAAATTTTTAAGTGTTGTATTGTCTTTAACAATATATCTATCATCTTCTTTAGCAATGTTTCCACCAATGTCATTAATATTTAATCTCATAATTTTAAATCCTCAATGCCGTGATCTTTTGCCCACGCTTTAATTTCTTTCTTAGAAGATAAGTGAGCTAATAACTCTACTTCATCTTGTTTCTTATTAGGGTACATCTGCATTAGAAACTTAGTTGCTTTACTATTATCTCCTGTACCTTTTTTCTTGTGTCCAATCCATTCGTGATATGCAATCTTACCTGTGTTACCACTTAAACATAATAATTGCCACAACAGTTTTTTGTGTTTTTGTAATACAAAAAAACCTTTGTTGTAGTATTCATTTGTTTTGAATACAGCAAGTTCTTGTTGTTCTCTGTCGCCTTTTACACTACTAACATATCTGTTTAGTAGATAGAAACTTACTTGTTTCTTTTCTTCGTCGGATAGTTCGTCCCAAACGGTTAACGCACCCATATCAACTGCGGCTAGTATGTCTTTAATTGGAAGTTTATTCATAGTTTAATTATACTACCTTTTACTAATGAAGTCAAGCATTATTTTTGTCATTCCAAAGATGAATATCTTCTTCGGTGTTTATTTCCACACCATCAAATTTAGTCCAGGCGCAACCAATATCAATACCGTTCTTTAACCAACGTAGTTGCTCTAGTTTTTCAGTGGCTTCTTCTAAGTGCAGATCTAAATTTCTGTACATGCTCAGTGCAACTTTAGCATATCCGTATATACCTAAATGCCAATTTCCGTATCCTGTCATTCCTCTACCCATCCATAACACTTTGTTATTTGATTTAATTAGTTTAACACTATCAGGTTTATCTTGGTCCTCTTCTCTCATGTCAGTATATAAAGTTGACACTTCATATTCTTTTAATTGCTCTACTACATTATAAATCATATCCTCAGTAACATCAGGCATATCACCTTGTACGTTTACAAAGTAATCATAATCTAATCCTTCTGCGGCCATAGCACATCTTTCAGTACCGTTAGTTGCGTCTTTAGTCATAATAGAATTAGGAACTAGGCTTGCTATTTCTTCGCTGTCTGTAACAACATACGTGTCGTAAACTGTTTCTTTACATGCTTCATATACTCGTTGAATTAACGGCTTACCATCTAGTTCAACTAACATTTTATTTGGATAACGTGTACTTTCTAAACGTGCTGGTATTAGTATTGCTGTTTTCATTTAAATCTCTCTCTAATCATATCTACGAACATTTTTACATTTTCTTCCGGAGTAGTTTTTGTTATGCCATGTCCAAGTCCACAAACCCAACCAGTATGGTCAACTGTTTGCATTGTGTTACAAAAATCTTCAATGTGCGATCGACATTCTTCTTTAGGTAACAATAAAAGTTTTTCATCAAAATTGCCTTGTATAAATCCGTCCTTGTATTTCTTAAATGTTTTAGTAATGTCAACAATACTGTCAACTCCTATGCCTGCCCATCCCATTTTATATAATGTAGGTAAGCAGTTTGCATTTAAATGTTGTGTGTAATATCCTGTGTCAGTTTGTATTAGTGGTTGTAATAAGTTAACGTATTCTTTCTTAAAATACTGCTCACTCATATTGCCTACACCACTATCTAATATCATTACTTTTTCAGCACCTGCATCTAATTGCAAATTTATATTTCTATATAGTACAGGAACAATAACTTCACGCAAGTATTGTGTTTTCCATTTTAAACTTAGCTTAGGATTTTTACCTGTAGCATAATTTAATAATGTCCAAGGGCCACCAACAAAGCCAATAAGACTTTTATTAGAAGGCAACATTTCTCTTGTTGTTGTTACTGCTCTTGCTTGGAACTCCATATGCTTAATTGCTAATTCAATATTGGAGTGATCTTTATAGTTGTCTTCGTTAATAGTCCATTCAAACTGTGGGCCAGGATCAAACTTTAAAGGAACGCCAAGCCCTTCGATTGGGAATAATATATCACTAAACAATATTGCAATATCAAAATCAAATTGTTCTATTGGTAGCATAGCAACTTTTGCGGCTATACGAGGTAGCTTACACATTTGTTCAAATGACCAATCTTCTTTCATTGCCATGTAACCTTTTTGGTATCTACCCGCTTGTCGCATCATCCAAATTGGAGGTGTTGATTGTTCTGCCCTATTACATGCATTTTGAAATTTATCGTTCATAATTATACTTAACTATATCGTTTACAACTTGTTCGAAGTCATCTAAGTGTAACATATTTGGACCGTCACTAGGTGCATTATCAGGGTCTTTATGGACTTCTAAGAAGAACGATGAAATACCAAGAGCACTGCCAGAGCGAGCCACGCCAGGCACGTAGTTACGATTACCGCCTGACGAGCCACCAAGTCCCCCGGGCTTTTGTACAGCATGTGTACAATCAAGAACCAATGGCTCGCTAAAATTATCCAACATGTAAAGTAGACCGGTGTAGTCGACAACCAATGTGTTATATCCAAAACTTGTTCCTCGTTCGGTAATCCAAACTTCTTTAGCACCTTCTGTTTTAGTTAATATGCCAGTCATGTCCCACGGTGCAAGGAACTGTCCTTTTTTAATATTAACAATTTTATCTGTAGCACAAGCCGCTTTAATTAAATCAGTTTGTCTACATAAGAATGCAGGAATTTGTAATACATCTACTGCATCACTATATGCATACATAATTTGTTCAACTTGTAATTCGTCGTGTACATCAGTTAACGTTTGTATATTGTATTGTTTTTTTAATGTACGAAAATCTTCTAGTGTGGGGCCTAAGCCAATACCTCGTTTGCCTTGTTCGCTACTGCGATTAGCTTTATCATAGCTTGCTTTGAATATGTATTCAATTCCGTGCATGTCACATACACGTTTGCACTCTTCAGCAATTTCTGCTGACTGTGCTAATGTCTCGTGTTGGCATGGGCCTGCTATAATTCTCATTCGTTTTCCTTTAATTCATCTTTAACAGTATAATACATAATCATTAATCTGTCAAGTTGTTTTTTAACGTTTGGATCTTTTTCTGCAATTGACATTACTTCTTTCCATTCGTCATAACTTACAATTCCTAATGCTCTTGCTGTAGCATTTGGTTCACCACCAATAACCCATCTAGGTTGTTTATTGTGTGGCGGGTCACGATAACGAGCGAACACAACACCGTTGGCTCGCTCGTATATTAGTGCTTCGTTGGGTATAAGATTACCCAACGCATTTATACCTTTTTCGCTTTTGCTTTAGCTCGTGCTTCACGTTGCTTAATAGCAGTTGGAGTCATACTTAGCTCGCCTGCTTTTTTGCCTCCAGTTTTAGCTGGTGCTTTAGCTTTAACTTTAGTAGTCTTTTTAGCTACTGGCTTAGGTGCTTCTACAACTACTTTGCCTTGCATCCATTTTAACAATATACCGTATGCTGGAAGGAATACAATTAGTCCTATAACAATTTTTGTAAGTGTATTATTTAATGCTACCTCTGCAACCCAAGGTGCAGGATAAAATGCTGTGTAGAAGAAAGCATATGTATCAATAATGTTTGCCGCAATAGTTGATACTGCTGGTGCAATCCACCATGCACTCATACGCTCACGAATGTGTTGGAACACATATACATCAAGCATTGTACCTACTGCATATGCTACACCTGATGCTATACCTACTCTATATGCATGTTCGTCACCTAGTGCTAATAGCACAAGTACCGATACTACAATAGCAGGAATAATAGCCATTGCTACAACAGCTCTACCTGCTTGCTTACCTACCATACGTACTGTAAGGTCAGTTGCAATTACAACGATCGGAAATGTAAACGCCGCCGCCGCTAGTGGAAATGATCCAAATAAGGGCAACTCTGCACCCGGGAATAGATCAAATCTAATTGTTACCAAGTAATTACTTACTGCAATTACTAGGGTGTGTAGAATCACAAGATTCCTGACAAGCGCCTTGTCTACACCTTCTAAAAGTTTTGTTAACATATGTTCTCCTGTTATACTTTTGTTCCGACAGATCTACGCACAATATCATTGTGGTTAAATTCTGCCCAATAAAGTTCAAAGGCTACTCCATCTTCGAGACCTTCGAACTGATGGATCTTACCCGGTTTAACTTGAGTAAAATCCCCTGCTTCAAGAATAGTTTCATCTACGAGACCATCTTGATCATCTTGCCAAACACGAACAATCATCTTGCCCGATTCAACAAAGAATCCGTTCCATTTAAATTGGTGTTCATGTTCTGAACATTTAAATCCTGCTTTGTATTCAATACGGTGAAACTCTAGTACGCCGTTTGCATGGATCAATTCCGTTTGACCCCAAACTTTTCCTGCTTTCATTTTACAATAACTCTCCATATTTAATCACTTCTGTTTGTCTTGTGATGTCCTTAATAAAAAAGGCACACAACGGTTCTTTTTTAGTTTCCATAGGAACGGTTAATAATTGACCGTTACGCATCTTTGGAAAATACCATTTAACATCATTGTAATAATTAATTACCTTAACTTCTCCAAACTCAGGTTTGAAGCTGGCCATTGGATTAAACAAGAATGCTTCAAATCCTCTGTCTCCTATACTTGTTAGTGGAAGCACTTCTAAGTCATTTCCACTTTCGCTACAACCTACAGCAATGTGCCAATCAATTGGCATTTGTATTTCTGTTTCGCCTACTTTTAAAACAACACCTGGAGAACTAAACGACTCTAAGAAAATTAAAGGAATAAAAAAGAAATCAGGATTTTCTTTATCTGAATTGTCTAATACGCTAAAGCGTATGTCTTCTTCGATTTGATCTGGTAAAGTGTTTAGGTCTAGTGCTTCGTTTTCGAGTGTTAATATTTGCATATATATTTAATTCCAGTCTATTTTTTCGATTGTAAAGGGATACTCTGCCTCTTTGTAAAACTTCTTACGTTGAGTTAGATGTCGCTTCGCGTACTTGCATGTTGATGTCAAGTCCCATATTTGTACGAAGTCTTTGTCTTCAGCCTTTCTTACGCCTCTACCAATTGATTGTATTACTCGAACAAAACTCTTGCCCGGCTCAATAAGCACAAGATTAAAGATCCTAGGGATATTAATACCAACAGCCGCAACACCATAGGTTGCAATAATCACTTCATTGGTACCTTTTTTAATTGTATCATAGGTTTCTTTCCGGTCTTTTACTTTAACACTTCCGCTTATGAAAGTGCTATCAGGTATTAACTCAGCAAGCATCTGCCCTGCTGAGATTCTATCAACTAGTATCAGTGTATTACCGGCTTGTGATATCTTAGTTAACAGTTTTGACATATATTCTATTCTTGCTTCGTTAGAAACAAGATATTTTAATTCTGATTGATAATCGCTGTGTGCTACTGTATCAATTAACTGGCACACATTAACATGGCAGTTAGATAACACACCTTTGTCTTGTAACTCTTTTGCTGTAATGTTTCCAATTACAGGACCTAAACTAGCATGTATACTTTGAAATTCAAACTGTTCTTTAGGTACTGTTCCTGTTAGTCCCCAACGAATTGGAGCATTACGTAAGTTACGTGTTAACAAATTTTTAAGTACTTCTGCTTTTGCTTGGTGTACTTCGTCAATAATAATAGTACTCACGCCTTCTAAAAACTCTGCTAACGACAATACTGCTGAGCCATCTTTTGTTTTCTTATCTAAGATATTTAAACTTTGCCAAGTACAAATAGTATGAGTCTTACCTAATTGTTTCCTATCACCAAAGTACACACCCACATCCAGATTACAATTAATGTAGTCCTCTTCCGTTTGCTCGACGAGACTCTTATTGGGGACGATAACTAGGCTACGCCCGTATCTTTCTGTCATGTGACTTAGTGTCGCAGTGGTGATAGTCTTGCCTGCTCCAGTCGCGATCTGTTGCAAGCTCTGTGGATTGTCAAGGAAGTTATTAATAGCTTCAACTTGATAATCTCGCAGGATAATTTCTGTACCTGCTACAGGATGTCCTTCGGGCCAACATACACCTTGGTCTGCCCAATAACGTTCTGTAACATGTGTAAACTTTAAATCAATAGGATGTCTTCGGTCGTCAATGTCAACTATTTTTACATTATTTTTAGCAAGGACTTCTTGCACTACGTCAAGGTGATTAACATAACCGGTGCCGCCTATACCAAAGAAAGCAACTTTACCATCCCAGCGGCCTAATTTATATTGCGGCATGTATCGAGCATAAGGTACTTCAAACTTTAATGCACTTGCAAGTTTTCTCCGTACATCTACCTCTAGTCCTTCTAGCTTAATATTTACTTCATCTTCAATAACTAGTTTACATGTTCGCACGTATGTATCTCCGCTCAGTTCTGTCCCAAAGTCCACCAATTCCAATTTCGTCATATGTAATACGTAGATCAAATGTGTCTACATATCCACTAACATGATTGTATGTTAACTTAGAGCTATCAAAAGATAAACTACAGCTTGCATGCCAATCTGATTGTAATAATGGCTTAGGTAACTTTATACTACTAATATACACTACTTTAGTGTTAATGTCAACCATATTATTAAGTTTTTGTGTTTTAACATACTCATTAAACAGATCAGTGCCATCTTTTCTAAATAATACAGCCATTTCTTCAGAAGGAATAATATTTTTAAGTACATTATGTATTTCAAATAATGTATCATGTGCAGTATTAGGAGTAAGAATAACTAACATTGGCAGTCTACCAATTTCGTATATTGCTGACAATAGATCATTTAAGTTAACAGATTTATTATTAATTAATACAACTGACTTATCTCTTTTAATAATATGCTGAGCTATAATAGTATGCTTCTTAATACTTTGATCAACTAAGTCGTAATTAAATTCTTCTAACCCGTACAAGTATCTCCTATCATAATATAAAGATAACGTATCTTTATTACAATCGCCTAGTTCATTTTTTAAGTTTTCGATTGCTACATCAGGAATATTACAAACTTTGTAATCATATATGCCTGGCACATAGTCAGCCCAATTCTTCTCATACTCTATTAGTTGATTATATATTTCTAAAATTTCATCATGTATAACAAATTTAGTTTCAAACCGTTTTGCTATTTCAACTAATCCAAAAACGTTCTTTGGTGTAAGATGGAAGTAATGAGTATTATCTTTATACTTTAGATTATTCTTAGGCTCCATATTACGTAACTCTTCAATTCTATCAATGACTTTTTTATTAAAAGGGAATCTAATTCCAAGAAGATCCTCGTCGTTATATGTAAGAATTTTAAGCCAATGCGATCTATCTATTTCTCTTAACGGATACTTTAAATTATTAACAACAGTCTCTATATCAACATCTTCGTCAAACCATACTCGAGAGTAGTTTAACAGTTTGCCTTTTAGTAATGCAAATTGCCGATCAGTTAATGCAACTTTTCTATTCAACTGCTTATTCAAACTTACTAGTATAGGTTTATCGTCTATCGATACTTTACACTTGCCTAGTAAATAGGTCAGACAGTCTTCACACGTAGATGGTTTCTCTATTATCATATGTATATTATAACTTAAATTAACTTAGAAGTCAAGTGTTTTAATGGAATTCCTTGAGAAATTTCTTCAATAGTATATTCCGTATGTGCGTAATCGTTTAGCCATTGTGTTCTATCACAATATAAAGGATTGTCAATGTTGCGTAAATTTTGCTCTGCTACATCAAATGCTAAACTACTTGGGCCGGTAAATGCTGGCACACCGTTGATTACACTATGTATGCCCGGGTTACTTGACCAACTAACTGTAGCCCATATGTTGTCAAACTGCATATCAAAGTCATCATATGTGTTTTGTATTTGCTTAGGAGTTTGTCTTTTAACATCTTTAAAGTCGTGTTCAATAGCAGGTAACGGACAACGCGGATGTGGTCTAAATATAATAGGACGATCAGTTTGGGCTCGAATAAACGTTATTGTATCGTGTACCCAAGTAGCCATACTAGGCATATCTTTCCATTGTAAACTCTTATCATGTTGACCTGCTATAAGAATATACTCGCCAGTGTACTTCCACGGAGATAATTTAAGACCTAGTTCATTAGCACGAGTATTGTTGTTGCTACTAGGACCAAAGTAAGCATCTCTATTAATCCCATTTAATCCTACTTTCCAGGTTGTACCTCTTTTAATGCCGCCAACTTCTAATACTATTGTTGGTTTTTGTTGTTCCCAGACTGCTTTGTTTCCAGCCATTCTTCCATTAAACAACACGCTCCAAATAACATTAATATCGGCACTAGAATCATTATAAACAACAACATGCCCGTTACTGTTAAGGCTATTTGCAAAAGCATCAAAAATAGGCTTACTATTAAGTGCGCCATACTGTGTCCATAAACTAAATTTCATTCCAATACGATTCGTTACGATTACCCATTAGGTCTTTTCGCTTCGAATGTCCATCGTCCTTACGGGCGCCTTTCATATGATCAATCCATTTTCCTAAATCACTATTAATAAGTGGATGTCCTCCTCCGCCAGTCTTAGCAGTTTGTACATAGATGTTTTCACTGTAATCATGTACGTTAGGATCAATGTTTCTCATTAAGTTTAGTATGTGTCCAAACACATAACTGTCGTGCCATTCTTCTAATTCGAAGATACCATTGTCTGCATCTTCGTAAAATCTTTCAAACTCTTTTAAGAACTGTATGCACATAGGATGATTTATATTCATACCGTAGAACCCACACTCCGGCCATGTCTGTGATCCTTTGCCTCTACCTACATATGTAATCCATTTATCATCTGGAAGTTGTTCTGCAAACTGTTCATATGACCAATCACTGTGTACAAATGTATCCGCATCCATCCACACACACCAGTCCTTAGAGCGTGTACAAGCGTCATACACAGCGTATGTTTTATTAGCGAAGCGTACAGCGTCCCACTTAAACTTCTTATGCCAGTCCCTTGGTCGTCTTGCTTTGATATCGTCTGGAGGAATTCCGTTTGCTTTATCTACGTTGCTCCAACGTGCTTTGAATGCATTTAATTTAGGCAATACTTCTATTGCATCTAGTATTGTAATTTGCTCTGGATTAGGATTACTCGGCTTACAATCTTCTGCATACACAATTAATTTAATTTTAGAATCAACTCTTTTAGCAAAGCTATCAATCATACGCTGTCCGTATTTTTCTAATCCTGGTTGATGGAATGTTGTTAGTACTGTTATTTTTTTCATCTGTGAGCCCAACTCCTCATATGTTGCCAACACTCTCCTGAGCGTAGTTCGTCTAATCTCCAATGCATCATTGCTAGCCTACGTAGCCATGCTTCTCTATCAAAATCCATATTTGGATTCTCAATATCTTTTATATGCCTATTTGCAACTTCTGCTGACTGGCTTCTAGTAGGGTCAAGTACAAAGACAGGTACGCCTTCAATTGCGGCAATAACTGCTGGACTACTATTGTAACTAATTACAGCATATGCATCGTGTAAATCTTTTAGTAGTGAACTAGTAGGGCTTGATATATCTACTTTGTGTCCAATAGCCCGTAGTTGCTGTACATGCTTTGAAACCTTTTTATCACCTGGATGAAATCTAACTAATATTTTTCTGTCAGTATATCTTCTTATTTCTTGGAGTAATACATGCAACCAATTAATAACAGATAGTCCGTCCATACTCCACCCTTGATCTCGTTGGCATGTAATTAAAATATAATCTCCATACTTTTTATAAGGTTTTAGTACAAGACCTAAATCATCTCTTAAGTTTGCCCAACGCTTTGGTAAAATTTGACTATCACAATATTCGCCTGTGTTAGGAAAAATACCATCAAAACTATAACGCAGATATGTTTTTGTATTACCTGGATCATATGCTAAAAATAAATTACTATCAGCAATAATTGTTCGTTTACTAATGCTTGCTTGTCCATCTAATACATTACGTCTTAAATTTAAATGCGGTACATGCTTACTTCCTGGATGTACAAACCCTTGCAGAATAGCAACGTCTGACGGTTCGTATGTGTAAGAATTAATAATTCTACCCTTGTCGCCTGCCTTTTGTACACCTTCAACAAAGTATTCTAATAGTTTAGGCTTTTCTGGATTCTTGTTTCCAGGAGGGATTGCACTCATATATGCATTTACTTTTAATGGCCTAGTCATATAATTTCATCCTTTCAATCATACTTAGTGCATCACCTCTATTAATTTCATCTAGGGTATATTGGCAATAAGCAAGATAGTGTAGTAAATTTAAAAATTCATCTTCAGCTGGATAGCTAGGATTCTCTATGTCAGCTAAGTTACGATTAACAACACTGTCAACACAACTAAGTGCAGTTGTAAATGCAGGAATACCATAATGCATTGCTTCTAGTGCGGCCATACTTTGATATGTAACTACAGAATGAATTTGTTCTCTTGCACATTGAGCGGCAACACTATTATCTTTAATTCTGTTTGGACGCAAACCTTTTTCTCTAATAATAATAGGACGGTCTGTATATTTACGAAGTTCTGTTTTTGTTTCTTTAAGCCATGTATTTTTATCAATGTTATAAAATTGACAAGGTTTTTCGCTTGGTGTTACTAGTAAGATGGCTCCATCTTGTACAGCTTTTTTACCATAATAATTCATGTATGGTGCAAACTGACACAACTCACGATATCTATCAGCAGGCATGTTTGGTTTTATTTTTGTGTGTTGGATATTATTTTTTACAACTCTATAATACTTTTTCTTCTTCATTAAGTTGCCCATGTATCCGTTATCGATATAATAAAACGGTCTACCTGTTTCCCAACACTTCCATATTTCTTTGCGTTTGGTCATACTACGAAACGCTACAGGAATATCATTAGGCCAAGGACTTTCACTAATTTTACTTGATATCTGTTTTCTATCAATTACCAAAGCGTTAGTACCATGTTGCCAATGTTTCATAATCTCGTCATCACCATTTAGCATTAACATCTTAGGTAGTTCAGTGTCGTCTGGTTTTTTTATATACCTATCCATATATATTATACCTCATCTTCCATCATATTAAATAATTCTGTTTTCCATTCAGCATGGAATTCACAGTCTCTATAATTTTCAAACCAAGGTCCGCCTTCTGTATAATGGATTAGTTTTGGTTTTTCAATATCGTTATATACCCCTACTAAGTAGTTCCAAGTATGATCTAGTTCACCAATTTCACTGTCTTCTAACCAACTAAATCTATGGAAGTATGCTCCGTTAAGTTCTTTTTCATTTACCATATCTTGATCAAGTCTAGCATTACTAGGATGTCCACAGTTGAATAACATTACACTTGACCAATTTTTGCGTGGATAAATTGTTTGTTTTTGTCCATCCATTTTAAATTCTTCTTTAACTTTATAGTCATGCTTAACACACATTACTGCATACTTGTCGTCTGCTTGATCAAATAACTCTTTAATATCTGTTGTAAGGATCATATCACAATCCATAAACACAGCCCAACCTTTAAAGTTAGCAAGCTCTGGAATAAGGAATCTAGTAAACGTAAACTCTGTTGATGCTAGTTTATCAATAGGACGATTGTACCAGCCAGTGTCTCTCAACTCTTGCTGTTTCAGTGGACGTACATCAACGTCTTTGTTTCTAGCTAAAATGCTATGCTTACATACTTGATAAGCCATATCTTCTCGTGTGTCATATCCTACGAATACTTTCATGGATCCCACCTTTCTATATCTTCTTCTCTTAATTTATCTGTTTCGCCCTTCCATATTTCTACAATATGAGCTGGCTCACTACTATCGTTAACACCTTGGTGCCAAACGTTAGATGGAATATCTAATGGGTTAGCATGATGCAAATTCCAAATACCTACACCGTCAAATGGATCAGTATGACGTCGGCTTAACTTAACATGTGCTGTTCCGCTTACAAGGTTCCATGTTTCGCTACGATGTTGATGTCGTTGCATACTAAGTTTACTATGCGGAGCAATTACAAGTTCTTTAACTTGAAATCCATCTCCTTGATATAGTTCTCTATAGTGTCCCCATGAACGTTCTATCTTAGGTGCTTCCCAATCTTTGAGTATCCAACTGCTTGAATTCTTTTTGTCTGTACCACCTACGCCAAATACAAACTCTACACCTTCAACTGCCATCTCAGGAATGTTTTCAGATGTTCGGTCGCCGCCATTAGCAAATATTATGTTATCGTTGGGATAGTGTGCTTTAACTTGTTTTATAAAATTTATAGCAGAATCATCATCGTCCATAAATGTAAAAACTTCGTCTACCATTTGTAAATTGTTTACAATGCATAGGCGTTCATTCCAAGGCATAAATGCCTTGCCCTTCTTACGCTCAAGCCATTCGTCTGAATTTAGGCCAACGATTAATTGATCGCCTAATTTCTTTGCTTCTTTAAAATAGGCAATATGCCCGCTGTGTAGTGGGTCAAATCCACCTGTGACTAATACTACATTCATGCTAATATTTATGTGAGTAGTTAACTACAACTTAGTGAAATGGTAAATTTAAAATTGATATTTGTAAGTATTAATATCTTTTTTATACATTTTGTATACTGTATCAATGAGTTCAGACGTGTAATATTCTTGATATTGTATTCTACTTTTTGTTTTATTTCTAACTGGCAAAGGTGTATAACAGTTTAATTTCTCTTGTATTTTTACAAAATCTTCGTTAATGTTTTCTAACTTCATTACATAATCACAGCTACTAGCCCACTCACTTTGCATCATATGTAAGTATCTATGATTGTGTGCATTTTCAATAAAATGTTTAATGCCAGTATCTTGTAAATGTTTTAAACGCATCTGCTGAAACTTTAGGTTATATTTTTCTTTTGTAGGATGTTTCCATTTAGTATCTGTTTCACATCTATATATGTTTTGCTTACACAGTCTTATTTCAAATGTATACCAACTAACTACATAGTCCCAAGGGTTTCTTACTACACAAAACTTCCATCCAAGATCTTGCATTTGCATAGGACCTAAACTATGATTGCCCTCAAGTACTTCTTGTACAGTAGCATGTTGATTTCTTTTTGTTACTTTTGTTGTTGCAGTTTGTTTAAGCCAAGACGTAATACTATTGCCGGCTGTTTTAGGAATGTGTATGTATGTACAGTTAATAGGGTGTGTTACTCTTACAGCCATGTCTACGTCTTTTCAAAGAAGTATGTGTAGCTGTTAAAGCCTTTAATTGGCTTACCAAATGCTTTCATTATTTCTGTTTGCATTCCGCCTATAACTGATTTTTGAAACTTAAGATTTGTTTTTAAAAATATCTGTCCACCGGGGTTAAGATAATCAAACATATTATCTTTCCAGTAGTGCCAGTCTGCTTCTTTAAACTCTCTTGTGCGTATATCGTTAAACTGTGTACGTAGTAATGTTATAACATCGTATGTGTCAGGTAACTTAACATATTCACTAGGCATAAGTTGTAGTTCAAACAAGTTTAAATTATAGTGCTGATGTATTTTATATACAGGATCGTCTAAACGTTTTTGTACTTCTGTTCCTGTTGCAGTGTGGCCTAGTGTATTACATAGTTTTACAAACTGTCCTGAACCTGTACCAATGTCTAATATTTTACATTTGCTTCTATTCTTTAAATTTAAGTAGTTTATAAAAGCAACCTTTTCTGCTGTCTTTCGATCTTTAGGTGGAAAATAACCTTCCATAGCATATACTGTGTCGCTATGTTCTTTGCTCCATTGTTCAGTAAAGTCGTTGAATAAAATATCTCTCGCCCATTCAAGCTCTCCGCCTGTGGGATTTTGTAAGTGTCTGTCGCTTCTATATTCTGGTAAATTTATCATTTGCTTGTTGTTGATTTAATCCCTTGTACTTTTGTAAAATATGGTTTGTATGCACGTAACCACGGACATAGTTGCTTGCACATAATAGCATCATTAGGCCACCAACCAATGACGTCTTGTAGTTCGCATATTTGTTTTGCGGCGGCAGGTTTGATAATATAAGCACTATGGCCAGGCAACCCTTGTGGTATCTTTTCATCAGCTACCCAAGGAACTTCTTGTTCACCTGATTCGTCTAGTTTGTTGTATAGTTTCCAATTAAACGTAGCATGGTCAGGATTGTTAATACTAATAGCGCCTCCATCAAATTCAAAAGGCTTAAACTGTCTAGTAAAAATTGCATCATGTTCTAGTATCATTATAGGTTGATTAAGTTCTATTGCTTTTTGCCATAGTCTATAATGACTACCTGCGGCCGCAATACGTTTTGCCATGTCATAAGTTTTGTATGCTTTAAGCGTCATACCTGTAGTAGGACATATTTTCTTTTTAGTGTAAGGCCATTTCCAATCAACTTCCCACATATTAGTAGGTGTAATTGCATCAAACTTTTCAACGTCCAACCAAGACTGTGTATCAATAACTGATTGAATACAAGTATCAGCATGTAGCTGACTATCTTCATGGCCCGGGATGGCTATTACAAATGCTTTCATTTTACAACTTTTAAGATATAACTATCTTGTTTTTTCTTTGAACGCCAGTCGTGATGTGTAACTGTGTACTTGTTAATTGACTCTAAAAGTTTATTCCATTTTTCTAATGTAAAGTCATCTGGGTGACTTTTAATCCAAGGATGACTCATTTTAACTTTATCTAAGTTCCATACATCTTCAACATAGTAAGTGTCTGTAAACTCTATAAGATTGTCAAAAGTTTTTTGTTGTCCTTCTGGAGTATGTAGTCCGTCGTCAATAATAAAATCAAACTTTTGTCCTAATGCTTTAAAGTGTTCGTTACATTCAGAAGCAGTACTATCTAGTTTAGCATAACTTACTCTTGGATCTTTTAGCATAGACAAATCTTTAGGTGCAACTCTACCAAATGTATCAATAGTATAAATTGTAGCATTGGGAAAATATTCTAACCATACATTAATACTTTCTCCTCTAAATGTTCCTACTTCTAAAATATTAATAGGATCATTACGCATTGGTTCAAAGTCAGCTTCATATAGGTCGCTATAGCTGTGCCATATCTTTTCGCATCCATACTTGTTAAATAATTCTTCCATTACACTCATAGCTGTACCTCAAATTGATCATCGTGAAAATTGTTTAGTGTATACCCTGTGTTCTTAATAAATTGATCTACAGCATTCTTTACACCTAGTTTCTTAGGTCCATAGTCGTCACCAAACAACTTACCACCTGGTTTGATCATACCAACTGCTCTTGTTAAATCATGTAAGCAACCTTCGTATGCATGACTAGCATCTACATAAATCCAATCTAACTTTTCACCAAATGTGTCAAACCATTTTGCTGTTGACATGCGATGAATTGTTACAGGACTATTTGCAAAACGTGATGCAACACCTTCATAAATTTTATTGTAGTATCTTTCAAAGCCTTCAGTAGTAGCTTCGCCTGTAAGTTTTGAGTAGCGTTCTAAGTATGCTTGATAGCCGCCAAATTCATTTGATCCATTAAATACTTCGGGTGTCCATGCATCAACTAAGTGTATATGACTAGCACGTTTTAAAAACTTAGCTGAACTATCGCCCTTCCAAACTCCGAGTTCTGCACCAATACTTCCTTCTGGTATACGCTTCCATGTTGCGTCAGTACCTGGATTCTTTCCAAACATCATATCGTTATCTCCTTCTTAACTTCTTAATTAGTAATGGTAGATATACTGTTATAGCTACAAATCCCCAAAACCCACCTAGTATACTAGCATAAAATTTCCAGTTAGCAAAGTCTACAGCAATACCTATTGTTACTCCACCAATCCATATATAGTCTAGTGTACCATGAATCTTTTTCCATTTGTCTCCAAGCCTTTCAATAAGCTCAGCTCTTTTGTTTGCAAACCAAGGATGAACATGTCGCATGATAACAAAACCTTCGTTAAGCACCATTACTGTAAATCCTATCCAAAATATCATATCATTAATACTTATTTTATCTTTTGTACAAACCCATGCATACTGGTATGTGGGTCATTAGTCCATTCGCTCATTACTTGATACCACCCCCATTCATTAGGGTATAGTTTATGTTCTTTTACTAGTTGTCTTACTAATGCTCGATTAAAATGTTTACGATGATGTATTAAAAAATCGCAAGGTAAAAATCCGTGCCAGTCATCATGCGGATTAGTTTTATCTACCTCTTGAACTAATCCAGATCCAAACTTTGGTCCTCTTTTAGGTCTAGTCATAAATCCAACAGGACCTTTTTCATATGCTTTGCGTAGCCAGTTATGTAAGTCAACTTGCCTATCTATTTGCGTATTCCAGTCTACTCTAATAATTAAATCATGATGCTCTGGTATTTTAGTTACTAAGTCGGCGTGTGCAATAATTGGTGCAATACCAAAATACAAATCGTCAAACAATTCTTTTGATTTTACATATTGTGCGTACTTGGCATGTTTACTGTGCGGTAATACTTCCATAGGATGGTAATGCCATTTAGGATAATGCATTGTAGACAATCGGTCGTGCATTTCTTGTGGAATAAGATTTGTTCTATTAGTCCATGTATGATAATAAAAATTACAACCAGGAAGTTTCTTTCGTAATTGTTCTACAATATTACTACCTTTGTTATTAACTCCACTAATACATATCGCTATATTCATGAGAAAAACCAACGTTGTATGTTAGTTGCCATGAGTGCATGACTTCTTGGACCTGGATGCGGCTTAGGTATATCTAATGCATCATCTATATGGAAATTATTTTTCCAATTAAAATATTTTAAATTTAAGTCTCTTACATTAAATTTTTTAAAGTAATTAATATCTAAGCGATGATGTTCACTATGTACATGAAAACTTTTAATGCCTTTGTTTTTAAGGAATGCATGTACAAAATTCATTCTAATCGTTTGGTTTAATGTTGCGTTCCAGTCTTCATGATAATTTTCGTAATATGTTGTTATTGTTTTCTTAAAATTATTTTTGTCTTTATCAAACCAAAAAGTTCCTGGCATGGTATCATCTAAAAATCCAGGTAACATATGTAATTTTTCATTGCCTGTTTTGTAAATAGTTTCCCTATCATTATTTGACCACATAACCACTACTACTGTATCTTTTGTATACTTAGAGTAATCAACTATTGCTTTAGTGATCATTAAGTTACTTGATCCTGGCTCTGACACATTATCAACTTTCATTCCTGTTAGCTTACCTAATACACTAGGCCATGCCTGCTCACTAGCTGTAGGTCCATTTGAACCATCTTCAGCCATGCAATCTGAAAGCCCATGACCGTATGTAAAACTACAGCCAAATGTAACTAGTTTGTAATCTTTCCAGCCCATATATTTTTCCTTGCTCCTGTATCAAAATCAAAGTCCCAATGATCGATATCTTTCTTATACCATTTTGCTACACGTTGCATTGTGTTGCTGTTGTATAATGTTCTGTAGTCTTCTTTAATACTTGTTACGTTTCTTGGCCTTGGCATTTCTGTCATACCAAAATATGCCATAGTATCTTGTTTTAAGTTTTCGACACGTAGTATGTCACAACGTACTTTACCTTCGTTATCTACTACATGATCAAGCTGAGGGTGCCAACCTCTAACAGCTCTATACCATGTATATTTTTTATCAATCCATTTATTACGTTCACCTAGAAAATGTTCTAGTGAGCGTGTGTCAGCATATGATGGGTCTATATTACCTCTTTGTACTGCTTCTTTTGCAAACAAATATCTACTAACAACTTTGCTCCAAGGATTACGCACAACAGCAAACGCTTGATGTTGATCAGTAATATTACTACTAATATCTCTCCAACGAGCATGTTCTACACCCTTAACATCACGTTCGCCATAACTTTCCATTGTGTGTTTAAAGTCTTTAAAATTAGCAATCCAGTTGCGATGTACAGGAACAATATGTTCTAAGAATGACTCACTGCCTCGTATAGTCATACCAGCATTTTTTGGAATATGTATAAACAGTTTTTTAAGTGTCATACCGTGTATAGTCCTTTTCTTCAACTATGCTTGACTTTGTAATTACGTTAATTAATTTTTTAATTGTTGCACGATCGTCGTTCTTCATGTAAACATCTCTAGCAAGTTCTACAAACTTTGATCCAAAACTTTTATCAGCTTCGCACTTACGTTTTCCGTTTTCAATATCCCATAATGCTTCGTTAATCTCTTGTAATTGTTCTACCAATACATTAACTTCTGGGTCGTCATTAAACGCTCTCTCTTCTAGAGATTTTAACTCTTTATTAACGTTAGCAAGTTGACTTGCGTTTGTTAGTTTCTTTTGTTTAATTCGAAGTATTGTAATCCTGTCAAATAATTCTCCAACAGATACTTCAATTGATACCATCATTTATTTTAATCCCGTTATCTTTAGCCCTATGCATGTGATGACTCCAGCGGTCCTTAGGGCTCAGTGTATATATGTGAATGTTCTCTGGAGCAAAGTAAACTTGTGACATATGCATAAAGCCACTGTCAACGCCAACATGATACGTTGCTTTTGACATAGCATATGCAATATGTTTTAAACTGTCTCTTAATAATATGTCTTTTGATTCTCCACCTACTACAACTATTTCGTAGTCTTTATACTTGTCTAATATTGTTTGACGTTGCTTAGGCTTAATCATACGCTTCTTAGATGTGCTATCAAATTGTACTGTAATAAACTTTTTAGGAAGTTTAATGTCTTGTGGTTCTGCTTCTAGTTGTGGAAAGTGTGTAAGGTACGGAGTTAGATCAACACCTTCTTTTGGTTCAAATCGTTGTGGATAGTCAGCATATATTTGTGCATGTCCATTGTATGTGCGTCTTACATAGTTTACAAAGTCTACATTATCTGTAGGCTCGCAGTCAAGGTGTGGCATAATTACAACACTTCCTATAGGAAATAAACTTACTATTTCTGGCCAACTTTCTGGCTTGTGTCTATTCCATTGATACTTTGTAAGATGTAAAGTTACAAGACTCTTTTCCATTAGTCCATAGTTGTATGATAGTAATACGCTGTGTATCCTATCACCTAAACCAGGTGCACCGTAGTGAAAGTTTTTCTTTACAGTACTGTATGCTCTCATTACTAAGTGTTTCAATTTATCACCTGCATTAAATCTTCAACATTTTCACCTTTTTGTGGTAATAGATCTTTTAAGAAAAAATGTATAAAATATGCTTTAGGTATTTGTGCATCGTCAATACCTTTGAATAATCCATTCCATCTCCAGTCCATATTAAGTGTAGGAATCTTTTCTTTCTTTACCCAATAGTTAAGTAACATTTGATCAGTTGACCATTTGCGGTACCCAATACCGTCAACAAAGTCTTTAAACTCTGGCCTACGTATAAACTGTTCTGCTGTTTGTCCTTGTAAGAATGGTAAAAACTTTTGACAATTAATAACCATCATTCCCATATTATAAAACTCAGCACCTCTATGATCCCATTTCCAATCTACGTCTGTAAGACTTTCAAATGCGGCTTTTGAATATTTTCTAATTTTGCTTTTGTATTTTTTAGCACAAGGTAGTTCACGTTCTGCTACAGCACCAAAAGCATATTCACTTGTTAAGTCTTCAAATATATTTGGTGCAGTTGGCCGAATATAAATGTCACTGTCAACTATTGCAACTTGATCATACTTGTGTAAATGTGTAAAAGCATTTTCTTTTTCGTATATAGGCATGTAACCAAGACGCTCAACTGCTTCTTTACTACGTCCTGTAACTGCCATATCAGGTCTAATTTTTAAGATTGGTTCATTTTGTACAATGTGTTCAATGCCGTATTTTGCACAGTATTGTTTTACGCTTTCAATACAATGCAAGTACAGTTTGCTTTGTGCGCCAACTGCTACTTGATAAATCATTCTCTTCATGATAGATCCTTTGTAAAACTTACGTTTGTTTTGTATGTAACTTTACTATACTTATCGAACTTCATATCCACAATTCCATCGCATAGCATCCAGTCTGCAGGCATTGCGCCGTTAGCATGTACCCAGTTTAATATTTTCTTTGCTCCGTATGGTGTGATACGATAAGCTCTAGCACCTTCATACCAGTTACCCGGAGGTATAGGTTTTGCTTTTTTAAATCCTTCAAACTTATATACATCACAGTCTTCATATTCACCCATTGGCTTTTTAAAAACAACGTCATGTTCAAATATACATATTGGTGTATTTGTTTCGTGGCATTTTTGCCACAACAAGTATTGGCTTAAAAAACATCCTTGCGTACCTGGTCGAGCAAGCAATCGCTCTGCTTTTTTATGTTGATATACTTTTAAATTACAATCAGCAAGGCCTTGTTTCATACCGTTAACACCTTCATATAATTCTAAGTTCCAACCATGTTTGGTTCCTGTTTCTAATGCACGACTAGCCATACTAACACTATCCGGATAACTTGGTAAGTAAATTATATAACCCTTCATTTTGCTAGTGTTACCCTTATTTCTTCCATTACTGTTTCGTACCAGTGTTGTGGTAACCATTTTAATTGTGCTTGTTTAAATTTCAAACCTTCTTTTTTATTACCCTTTCCTGTACTAAAAACATTATCTTTTTTAATACCCCAAGAGTTCCATTTGTAAGGAATGTGGTTATAAGTATTACCCTTATTTTTCCATTCTGCCATTACTTGTCTTAATACTACTTGGTCTACAAACCAATAGCACCCATTTTCAAAAGCAGTAGTCATTCTTCTAGCAAATAAGTTTCGCCATTCAATTCCTTTAGTACCAACGCCAGGACTTAATGCACTTGCTATAAAAATATGTTGTTCTTTTGGTTTAGGCATAACTCCTACATCTTTGGTTACTTCTTCAAAATCATATCCATGAAATCCATTACGTAGTATGCTATCACAATCAATTTGTAAAACTTTTTGATTTGCGTATGTAAATATTTCTGCCATTCTTATAAAACGTACACTAGCCAAATATGTACGTCTAGCAATATAATCTAAATCACTAGTTTTAAAGATGTTTATTCCTTCACCCATCATATTTTTATTTTTAGGTAAGTCTTTATAAAATTGATCGTTTATATCTTCCCAAGTATATGTAAATTTGTATCTGCCCATTAAGTCTTTTAATAGAGCGTGATCAATATTTCCTTCATTAATAATATGACAGTGTACGTGTACCCAACCTACTGTTCTATTAATACTTTGTTGTAGTGCAAATCCATGTCGATCAAAATATTCGTAATCACAACTAAAGTAAATTACGTTTGGTTCTTCTCTAGGACACATATGTCCTCTTAGTTCAGGAAGTTTAAACATCTATTGCTATCCCTGGTCTATATCCGATAATGGCATTCTTTTCTCCTCTACCAACTTTTCTAATCATTCTATAACCAAGTGGTGCAAGTATGTGTCTGATTGTTTCGGAGTTATGTCCGTAACGCATTGGATGATCTTTACATTCGTATAATATAATTGGCAAGCAACGTTTAATAGTTTCAATGCCGCCTTGTGCAACAAACGGCTCATAACCTTCTGCATCAATTTTAATAAAGTCGACATTTTCTAAATTATAAAAGTCTAATGGCATTACAGGTATGTCGCCGCCTTCAACTTCTGGGTGTACATGTGTACTAAAACTTTTATTTGTTGTTTTAATAGAAACATTTTGTTTATGTGACCCAAGTCCTACAGGATATGTTGTTACATTACCTACTGCACGAGATTCTAGATTATAATTCATACATTCGTAAATCTTTGGATTAATTTCGTATGCGTGTACATGTTCAAAACTTCTTGACATTTGAAACGCTGTAATACCCACATGTGCTCCAACATCAACTGCTACACGCCATTTAGCACAATAGCTCATTGCAGTCATTAATTCTATATTTTGGTAATTATTAATATCACCATTACCTTGTTTCTTTGCACTCTTTAAACAAATATCGTTTTTAAGTGATCGCCAACCGTCTATTTCAGTATACATTATTGTTCCACCTGGTATTTAAATGTTATTGACCACGCATCGCCATTTGCAAATTCATCTCTTTTAAATTGGCTGTATGCAATATGCTCTAACATTTCTGTTCTATCAAACCCATATTGTTTCTGCCAATGTTGTACTGCACTTTGACCTAGTACTTCAATTGGCTTGCCTAAACATAATGCTTCAACTACTGCCATACTATGATATGTAATTACCTTTTTAGCCCTTAACATCATAGGAAGTATTTCTTGAAAGCGTTGTCTACGCTTGCCTTCTTTTTCTCTTATAATTAATTTTTCTGGAAGACTATCATAATGTTTGATTGTATCTCTTCTCCAAGTATCATAATCTTGTCCTAAATATTTAAATATATTACTATCGTTAGGCATGACTAAAAGATTGTATTCACCTTCGTTATTCCAAGGTTGCCACAAACTTTCATCTATTTCAAGTTTCCATGCACGACTTTTACCTGGGATAGGTCGTACAGTTGTATTCTGTAAAGAGTTATAACTTATTCTATAATATTCAGGAGTTTTGTGTCTGTGATTACCAATGTATCCATTATCTAAATGAAAGAAATTTATACTAGGATCTTTACTAATAGCCTCAAATACCCAATCATCAAATGGGTGGCTAAATGCTAAGTATCTATCTTTTTCAATTTCTTCTGGATGTTCTATTGTTTTTACATCACAATGTTTATAAAGATACGAAAACAGTTGTCCACGTAATTCTTTAGAACGTTTCGGAATTTGAAATTTATACTGATGCATCTTCCATACCCGCAACCCTTAGCTTAACAACGTTTGTTATCTGCCACTGTTTTTGATCAAGTCCTTTTAATAAACCTAACCATTTATTACGAAGTAATGCAAACTCATTAATAATCTTTTCATAATCAACTACGTCTGCTTCGCCGTCAACATATTTTTCAACGTCTCTACTACTTAATGCACGTTGATAATTTTCAAGATATTTTTTAAAAAATGAACTACGCATTCTACGTAGTTCAATATTTAGGTAATTTAGAATAGCTTCAATTTCCTGAAGTTGGTTAAAACGTTGTTCAACGATGCCGGGCATTTCTGCCGCGGCACGTTCAACATTACCTTTTAGTCTTACTTCACTTCGGGCTTCAATAAGCTCGTCTTCAAAGAACTTAATTGCTCCTGGGATCTTATTAATATCTCTAGCTACTTCAGAGTAATATCCCATTTAATCTTCCCAATCATCAGCATCATCATCTACATCTTCTTCAAGATCTAAATAATAATTAATGGCTTGGTCCAATATGTCACAACTTCCTAATGCGTCTCTAAAACATTGATCATCAGCACCATAATCGGCACATGTATCTACAAATGTTTCAGCTGTTGACTCGATAGTTTTTTTATCTATACTATCTTTAAACGTACTCCACATATCAACTACAAGACTACTATCCATATACTTTACTCCTGTTCTAGTTCTACTGCTTCTGTAATGACCTCGTCGGTCATTTCATCATCGGTATTTACCACAGGTGCAGTTTTCTCGTTGTATTCTGACATAACCATATCAAGTTTAGGGCCTAACCATTGCTTGCGATAGTCAAGATGTTCTTCACCATTTAGATCAATGTACTTGAGTCGATTGCCTTGCTTAACTAACAAGTTCTTCTTCTCAAACAATTCAACTAGACCACTGTACGGATTCATACCAGTCTCATAAGGAATCTTCACTTGCACACCTTCGAAAGGTTTTGCATATCGAGTCTTCATTACTTTACAACCAGCACGTATTCCCATAACTTCTGAGATCTTGTTGCCGTCTAGATCTTCTTTTAACTTCATCTTCTTCATTGCAACAACAATGCTTGATGCATAGATAAAGCCTGCGCCACCACTAATTTTATCATCTGGGTCAAACATATCTTGCGATGCATATGTGTGGTTAGTACATACTAAGCCTACGTTAAGTGAGCCGATCATGTTAACAGTATTACGGACTAATGAAGTTAGTGCTTTAGGCTTACGACCCATATCACCTTTCATATCACCCTTGTTAAACTGATCAACGTCAGTAGGTGTTAGCAACATACCCAACGAGTCAATAACAAATAGTACTTTAGGACGATCTTCTACGTCCATTGCACGATAGTCTGTAACAAATGTTGAGATAGTTTTTGCCACATCGTCAATCATACTCATATTAAGTTTGAGTAACTTCTCTGGACTTGTGTCTACTTGTAGAGCTTGTAGCCAGCTTTCGTCAAGTGCATTTTCTGTGTC